GACACCGCCCTCACCGTGCTGCTCACCGACTTCGCCCCGATCGACGACGCGTGGATCGACGAGCTCGGCACCCAGATCGAGCAGGCCATCAACGACGACGACACGGCAGCGCTTGCCGCGCTCACCCTCGACTCCAGCCGCGCCGCCGACACCGTACGGACCGCGCTTGCGACTGCGGCGCAGCAGGCCGCAGACCGGATGGCCGACGAAGCCCGCAAGCAAGGCGTGACCGTGACGGCCCCGCAGGTCGACGAGTCGGTGACCGCACGCCTGCGCCCCGGGCAGATCGTCAACTTCGGTGACGAGCTCGGCGCGATCGCTACTGCGGTCGCTTCGCTCATCGCCTCTGGCCTCGCATCAACGGCTGCACAGGAAGCGGTCCGCCGCTTCGTCCCCGGCGTGTCCGGGTCCGACGTCGCGAACGCGGTGAAGAACACGCTCCGCAAGATCAAGGGCGTGTTCAAGCGGGACCAGCTCGGCGGTGCCATCCACCGCGCGCAGAACACCGGCCGCATCGCCACCCTCGAAGCCGCACCGCCTGCACGGTGGGTCGCCAGCGAGAAGAACGACTCCAACACCTGCCCCCCGTGCCGCGCCATCGACGGCACCGACTTCACCTCGCTCGCCGACGTGACGGCCGCCTACGGGGCCGGCCCGTACCACGCGTGTGAGGGCGGCATCCGCTGCCGGGGCACGGTCACCGCTTTCTGGGACACGACGGGGGGCAACGGATGACGCTTCTGACGCTGTGCCCCGAGTCTCAACTTGCCTATTCGGCAACGTGGTTGACCTGCGGAAACGGTAGAATCGGGCGTAACAACAATGGACCCCGGCGAGTGCTACGAACACTCCCGGGGCGTGGCCGATCTGCTGAGGAGATCGACGTGACCCAGGTTACCCCTGCCTGCGTGAAGGCGACCGCGAAGTTCCCCCAGGGGCGCACTGGCACCCCGGCCGGATACGCGGCACATCGGAAGAGCGGCGAGATGGCATGCGAGGCGTGCCTCGCCGCTTGGACGCTGAAGTGCGCCGAGCAGAAGCGGAACGCTGCGCCGGAAGATCGGGAGCGGTGGCGGCAGGCGTCGCTCGCCTCGGCCCGTCAGTCGCGCACCAGGAAGGCGGCAGACGCTGCCCGCGGAGACGCCTGCGTTGAAGGTCTTCGCGGTACCGCTGCTGGTTACGAAGCGCACATCGCGGCTGGACAGCGGCCGTGCAATCCGTGCCGTCAGTCGCCGTCCGAGCCCGGCGCAGCCTGCGCTCGTCCGACCCTCAGGTTCCCGGCTGGACGTCTGGGCACGGCGGCCGGATACCAGGCACACAAGGACGCAGGAGAGGCGCCATGCATTCAGTGCATTACGGCATGGTCTGCCAAGAGCATTGAGCGTCGCCGCAACTTGCCTCCTGAGGAACTGGAGCGCTACCGCCAGGGGAACGCTGAAGCGTCTCGGCGTAGGCGGGTGCGGAGCCCCGAAGCCGTGCGAGCCAGCAAGCACAGGCTTCTGGCGAAGACGCGGACCGCAGTGCAGGCGGCCAAGGACAAGCCATGTGCCGATTGCGGAGTCCAGTACCCCTACTACGTCATGGAGTTCGACCACCTCGACGCGGACACGAAGGAGTTCAACGTCAGCGCGGGTGTCACCAGCCGGAGCTACGAGCGGCTCATGGCCGAGATCGCCAAGTGCGAAGTGGTCTGCGCCAACTGCCACGCCGAGCGAACTCACCAGCGAAAGCAAGCCCGGAAGGGGGCGCAGGTTGATGCCGTTTGACCCGTCGAAGGTCCGGGCTCGTCTCGCGTCCGAGAAGAAGTGGTACAGCATCAAGAACCTCGCGGGCGGCGAGGCCGACGTGATGTTGTACGGAGAGATCGGCTGGCTCGGTACGACGGCCGATGAGTTCGTACGGGACCTGATGGGCCTCAACGCGTCGCAGATCAACCTGCACCTGTCGAGCCCTGGTGGTGGGGTGTTCGACGGAATCGCGATCATGAATGCGCTTCGGTCACACCCCGCGAACGTCACGGTCTACGTCGACTCCCTCGCCGCGTCCATCGCCTCCGTCATCGCCATGGCCGGAGACCGGATCGTGGTGCGGCAAGCCGCAGAGTTCATGATCCACGAGGCCAGTGGGTTGTGTGTCGGTAACGCCTCGGACCTTCGGGAGCTTGCTGACCTGCTGGACCGGCAGTCGGACAAGATCGCCGGGATCTACGCAGCGCGCGCAGGCGGAAGCGTCGAAGACTGGCGCGCTGCCATGGCGAAGGAGACCTGGTACTCCGCTCAGGAAGCTGTGGACGCCGGGCTCGCGGACGAGATCGATGAGCCGTCCAAGCAGGACCAGGACGCGCCCGACGAGATGGCCGTGGCCGCGTCGTGGGACCTGTCGGTGTTCCGGTACGCGGGCCGCGAGGAGGCTCCCGCACCGGAGCCAGTGGCCTCGGCCGAGCCGTCGCTGACGATCAGCATCGAGGGCGCCGTCGACGAGGACCTCGTGGCGCGACTGCGCGCCGCAGTGCAGGCCCCAGCCGAAGCCGAGCCCGCCATCGAGCCGGAGCCCGTGGTGGAGCCAGAAGTCCCGGCCGTCCCCGAGCCGGTAGCCGCTGTGGAACCTGCCGAGCCTGAGCCGGTGGACGAGTGGGCGGGCGCCTTCGCCCACCTCCTCGAACCCGATCCCGACCCGTGGGCGGCAGCGTTCGCCCACCTCACCAACCCTGAAGCGTCGTCCAGCGCGGCGACGGAAGCCTGAAGGAGGCACCAGTGGCAACACCCACAATCCCGCGCGACGCCGACGAGCTCGCCGACGCCCTCGGCGACACTGCGACGCTGAAGGCCATCGCGAAGGACAAGGACAGCCTGCAAGAGTTCATCACCGGCTACGCGAAGGCGCAGTCGTCGAAGGACCCCGGGATCGCGGATCAGATCCGTGACGAGACGCAGCGGCAGTTCGCGGACATCCTTCGCGACGACAAGCTCCTGAACAGCATCAACCGTCTCAACCTCGACCCGACGGCGCCGCCTGTCGCCCGGTCGAAGCACTACAACGCGAAGGCCCCGGGCGCGGCCCTCGACAAGACGTACGGGAACTGGGGCGACTACCTGTCCCTGACGTGGCAGGGCGCGAACACGCAGGAGTCCCTCGCTGCGCGCTCGGACATCAAGAAGATCCAGAACGCGTTCGGCAGCACGGTCCCGTCCGACGGCGGGTTCCTCATCCCCGAGGTGCTCCGCGCCGAACTCCTGCGCGTCGCGCTGGAGATGGCTGTGGTCCGCTCCCGCGCCCGCGTCGTGCCGATGGAGTCCCTCACCGTCCCCTACCCGATGATCGACAACACGTCGAACGCATCGTCGGTCCACGGCGGGATCGTCGGCTACTGGACCGAGGAGGGCGGCTCCCTCACCGACAGCAGCCCGACGTTCGGCCGCATCGAGCTCATCGCGAAGAAGCTCACGCTCTACTCGGAGATCCCGAACGAGCTGTTCCAGGACAGCATCATCAGCCTCGAACAGTTCATGAACGAGAGCTACCCGGAGGCCCTCGCCTGGTTCGAGGACGTCGCGTTCACCGACGGCAACGGAGTCGGCCAGCCGCTGGGCTACCTCAACGCCCCCGCAGCCGTCACCGTCGCCAAGGAGTCCGGGCAGAGCGCGGGCACGATCCTGTGGGAGAACATCGTCAAGTGCTACTCCCGCATGCTCCCGGCCTCCATCGGCCGCGCGGTGTGGGTCGCGCACATCGACACGTTCCCGGAGCTCGCCACGATGGCCCTGTCCGTGGGCACCGGCGGGTCCGCAGTGTGGATCGGCAACGGTGACGGCGCGGGCGCGCCCCCGGTCACGATCCTCGGCCGCCCCGTCGTGTGGACGGAGAAGGTCTCCTCGGTCGGTACTGCGGGTGACATCAACTTCGTGGACTTCGGTTACTACTTGATCGGTGACCGGCAGGCCATGCAGTCGGCCACCAGCACCGAGTTCAAGTTCGGCAACGACAAGACCGCGATGCGGGTCATCGAGCGCGTCGACGGCACTCCGTGGATCAAGTCCGCGATCACCCCCCGCAAGGGCTCCAACACCCTGTCCCCGTTCGTCAAGGTCGCCACCCGCTGACCCCCAATCCTCGGCCGGGCATTGAAACCCCCGGCCGGGGCCACACCCAGAGCGGCAATCAACCCCCGCTCGGAGAGGCAACATCATGGGCGCAATGGAAGGACTCGGCCGAGCTTTCAACGTCGTGCCGATCGCCGCGGGCGCAGCCCTGAACCTGCGGGACGCGGGCGGTGTGACGTTCATCTGCACCGGCAACGACACGTTCACGCTGACCGTGTCCGACTCGTTCGGCGGGTCGTACGCCACCCCCGGCAACACCATCGCCAAGAAGATCACCAACACGGCGACCAACGGCACCGCCGCATGGGTCACCGCCACCCAGTCCGCATCGAACGCCGTGACCATCGCGTCCGGCTCCGTCGCGTTCTACGTGTCCGGTGACTCCCTGCCCGACGGCAAGAGCTACGTCAAGGTGTCCGCCGGCGCGTCCGGGCTCGTCACCGCGGTCCTCCACGACCTCAGCGTCCAGCGCAAGGCCGACAACCTCGCCATCGTGGGGGCCTGACATGTCCGTCCTCATTCAGGCCGACCAGCTCCGCACCCTGGCGCTCGGTACGCAGGCGGCGAACGCCTCCGGGAAGACTGTCCCTCAGAACGCGACCTCCACGATCTTCACCGTGGCCGGCGGACGGGTCGCCGTCACCAGCCTGGTGGGCAAGGTGACCACCGTCATCGGGGGCACCACGCCCGCGCTGAAGCTGGTCGCCACCCCCACCGTGGGCACGGCGAACGACCTGTGCACCACCGGCACCATCACGGGCGACGAGGTCGGCACCCTCTACGCGCTGCCCGGGCCGACCGGGTCCGCCGTGAACATCTCCGGAAGCGGCTCCGGTGGCGTCACCGGGCAGACCGCGCCCGTGATCGTGGCTGCCGGAACGATCGGCGTCAACGTGTCCGCGGCGGACGCGACCGGCGCCATTCAGTGGGAGCTGACCTATGTGGCGCTCGACAACGGCGCCTCGGTGACGGCGGCATAACGATGGCGCTGCTTGCATGCCTGGACTGCTCCACCCGATTCGCGGTGGGGCTGTCCAGGTGCCCGCACTGCCAGTCGACGAACTACGAGGAGGACGGCGCCATGTCGCCGAAGATCACGGTTCACGGGGGCCCATCCATCGCGGGAGCGACGGTCGTGGGCGGCTCGTGGAGCAACGAGGGCGACGCCGACGTCTGGCCGGAGCCCGCGAACGAGGAGGGCGGTGAGGAGTCATCCCCTGGGAGCAGCTCCGAGACATCACCCGAGATGCCGTCGAGCGATTCCGAGCCGAGCGAGACGCCGACCCCCAAGCGTGCCCGAACGACGGCCAGCCGCTCGAAGAAGGGCCAGACGGACAGCTCTTCTGCCCCTTCGACGGGTGGCGGTCAGGCGGACGGTACGTCGGCTGCTGACGAGTCCTGACCCGGGCCCGACTACGCACATTGGGAGGAGGTGACGAGAGATGACGACCCCGACCTATGCGACCCGCGAGGAGATCAAGGCCGAGCTGGACGTGAAGGAAACCGCGCGCTCCAACGCGAGGATTGATCGCGCGCTGGCCGATGCGACCGAGGCCGTCGAGGGCCTGACGCACCGCGTGTTCTACCCGGTGCAGGACACCCGCAAGTTCGACTGGCCGCCCCGCTCCGGGGCTACGCCGTGGATCCTGCGCCTCGACGCGAACGAGCTGATCTCCGTCACCTCCCTCACCTCCGGAGGCGTGACGATCGCCCCCGGGGACTTTCTTCTTCGGCGCGCCGATGACAGGGCTGAGCCTCCGTACACGCGCATTGAGATCAACCTCGGCTCCAACGCCTCGTTCGGCGGGGGCAGCACCTACCAGCAGGACATCACCGTCACCGGGCTGTTTGGCTACCGCAACGACGAGACGGCGGCTGGCACTCTCGCCGCTCAGGTCGTGTCCACGGGCGCGACGACCATCACTGTCGACGGTCCCGCGTCAGCTGCGCTCGGTATCGGCTCGCTGCTGCGTATCGACAACGAGCGGATGATCGTCACCGGCCGGTCGATGCTTGACACCGGGCAGGGCTTCGGCGACTCGATGACCGCAGCCAACAACGACGTCGGCGTCGGCGCAGCCAACGGCAGCGTGTACGCGGTCGGCGAGGTCATCCTCCGGGACTCCGAGCGCATGCTGATCGTCGACATCGCAGGCAACCTCCTCACAGTGACCCGCGCCTGGGACGGCACCGTCCTCGCCGCGCACACCGACTCCGCGATCTACGCCCCCCGCGTCCTCACCGTGGTTCGTGGCGCCCTCGGCACCACGGCCGCCACCCACAGCAACGGGGCGAGCGTCTACCGGTGGGACGCCCCCGGGAGCGTCCGGCAGCTGTGCGTCGCGGAAGCGCTCACGGATCTCCTTCAGGGCCGCTCCGGGTACGCGCGCACCGCCGGGTCCGGGGAGAACGAGCGCGAGGCGTCCGGCCGCGGGCTGAAGGATCTCCGCGACCGCGTGTACACCAGCCACGGCCG